GCAGCCAACTGCGCGAGCGATCCACGCGGGTATCCAGGCGATACGGGATCGCCTCAACGCCACACGCGACGAGCCCATCGTGCAGGCCGTCGTAGACGTCAGAGACCGACCACCGCGCCCCTGGATGCACCAGCAGCACGCGCATCAGATCGCCTTGCGCTTCGGCGCTCGTGCGACCGCCAGCTCAGGCTGGTCGGCCTCGCGCACCACTTCGGCGCGCACGCCATCGAGCAGATCCAGCAGCTGCGGACTGGGGTGTTCCACGTGGATAACCTGCCCCGCTGAATACGGGGCCAGGGATTGCAGGAACCGAATCGTCATGCCGCCCCTCCCGTGCAGCACGAGAGACAGCCCGGACCACGAGGCCCGGGCCGTCAGTGCGCTTAGGCCGTGCCCTCGGCGACGTCGTAGAAGTATTCGATCTGCGTGCCGGAAGGCTGCGTCGTCGGACGCACACCCGCGCCGTATTGCACGATGGTCACGATGTCAATCGTGGTCGTCGTGCCGCGCGTCACGACATACTTCAGGAACTGTTCCTTGGGCCGATAGATGTCCACGATCAGCGGGGTATCGGTGGCATGCGCGCCGACTGATGTGCCCGTCAGCGCGGCATACGATCCGCCCGAGGTGTCGCACTGCGTGATATGCAGCGTGTTGTTTGTGGCCGGAGAACCGAGGCGCACGATAAACAGCACGCCTTCGAATCCAGCCATGTCGATCGCCGATCCCGTGATCGTGCTCGTGCCCGTCGCCACCGGGGCAACGGTCGTGATCTTGCAGTCGTGTCCAAAGGCCATAGGGTGGTCCTTGTGCGAGGGCGGGGGCCGAAGCCCCCGCCGACTCGCCTGTTACGCCTGCGTCCCGTACTTGACCGGATCGGTGCCCGCGTCGAGCAGATCGCCGTCCGACCGCGCGAAGGCGAGGAAGGCGACCGAGTGCTGCTCGGCGAACCGCTCGTCGAGGCGCACCAGCTCCACGTCGCGCACGTCGCGGATGATGTACTTGGAGAAGTCGCCGAACAGAATCGACTTCACCGACGTGGCCGGCGTGGTCATCGACTGGTTCACGATGTAGGGATAGCCGTGGATGAGATCCGGCTGCCCCGCCACCAGCGACGGCTGCCACAGCGGCGAGCCGCCCGTGTCGCCCGAGTAGTTGGCGATCTTGACCTTCTTCAGCATCTTCAGCGCGCCGTCATGGAACATGAAGCGCCCGTTGTTGCGGTAGGCCGGATCCACCGAGTGGATCAGGTCGATGATGTTGTCGTAGGTCACCGTCGCGGTGCCCGCGAAGGTCACCGACGAATTGCCGGCCGCCGTCACCGCGCCGTTCGGCTGCGAGGAACCCGTGCCAGTGGTGAAGTGGTCGTTCTGGAGACGGGCGATGCGCTCGCCGAGCGCCCGGCCGAGGAACTCGCCCACGTTGATCGAGCTGTCCTGCAGGAACTCCACCGACGCCAGCACGTAATCCGAGCTGTACTTGTAGGCGTCGAGCACGAGCTGGCCGAAGGTCATTTCGGTTTCGGTCGCGCCGGTGTTCTCCGAGAGCAGCCGACCCTTCTGGGCGGTATCGTTGGTGGTCGGGATCGGCAGCGGGCCGCCGGTCGCGGTGCGGAGGATCGACGCCACCTGCCGCATGCCGCCAAACGCCAGCATGCTGACTTCCAGCGCCTGCATGGCCGCGTCCGAGACGGTGTAGCCGCCGGTCGTGGTCGTGGACTGGGCGCCCGTCAGGGCCGCACGGGTCTCCCCCTGCCAGCGCGAGACATCATCCGGCGTCACCGAACGCAGGTTGCCGGCGCGCAGCGGCTTTGGCGACAGGAACGACAGGCTCAGGGTCTTCTTGTTGAGGTTGAGCCCGCAGCGACGCGCGATCTCGCGCTGCTCGTCGGTTACGCCCTCCGAGGTGCCGCCCAGCGCCCACGCCCGCAGCGCCTCGTTGCGCTCGGCATCGGTCACGGCGTAGCCCGTGGCACGGCTGATCGTGACGCGGGTCTCGGCGCTCGGCTGCTCGGGCTCGCTGCGACGGCCGGACGGCTCGGCGATCGACTGCTGCTTGATCATCCGCTCCATCTGGCCGTTGATCTTCTCCAGCTCGGCGTGGAGGTTGTCGAACTTGGCATTCTCGTCGCCGCTCATCAGGCGGCCCTCGGTCACAGACCGCTTGAGGATGTCGTCGGCGGCGTTCGCCAGCTCCATCTTCTTGTTCTGAAGTTCCTGAAGGTTCATGAACGTCCCTCGTGCAGTGCCTGGGGGGACGTGCTGACCCGGAGAGAGCCGTAAAAACGGCAAAGGGCGCAGCCCACAGGCGACTGCGCAAACCAACTTGAATGGGTTGTGCGTCGCGTGAGGACCGCGCCCGAGGTAGCCCGGAGGCGGAACCCGTGTTGTCGGCATCGACCGTCGCGGGGTAGCCCGCCAGCGGCTCGACGCCTCTACGTCTTCGGGTCTAGTGTGCGGCGGATTGGTCTGGTCGTGGTTTTTGAGATACGGAAAGCCGCTCTCGCATGACGTCGGCCAAATCCACGTCCCGGCGCAAGGCCTCCCGACTCAGGGCGTCGTGCAAGTCCGCCGTGAGACGGACGGAGACCACCGTGTCGAACTCGCGCGGCCGTCCGCGTCTCACCGGGCGAGTCTGGTCTTGTGCCACTTCTGCAAATACTCCATCCGGTCCATGCCGTGCGACTTCTGGAACTCGCGGAAGGATCGCATCGCCACGTCGGTGGCTGCATACGCCGGAAACGTGACGACCGACACCTCCGAGATCGTCATGTCGTAGACGTCCCGAATCGCCTCCCCGTCCTCCATTCGCCACTCGTCCGTGAGCACGCGAAACCCGAACGACATCCCCGAGACGTCGCCCCGCTCGATGGACTCCATCAGATCCTTGGCATACGTAGTGTTCGGCGGGTCGTTCTCGATGACCAGCCCGCGAGCCGTCTTCCGGAGCGTCAACGTCCCCGACTTGGTGCGGCCGAGCACCTTCGCCGAGTCGTGATCGACCAGCGCGCGGACGTCGAGCCCTTCTCGCAGCGTGCGATCTACCGCCTCGGGCTTGATGATTTCGCGGAACCCACCAAGGTCCACGCTCAGGCTGTTGAACACGATGGCGGTGCCGCGGATTCGACGATCCGCAATCTCCACCCGCGTCTCCGGGAGCACGCGGCGCTCGAACTCGTTAGACCGTGCGGACATGGGCGATCTCCTCTCGCGTGAACTGGTCGGCCATCTCCGCCGCCCTCGTGTCTTCCCACCTGCGCAGCGTGGTCGTCAGCGCCGCGTCGTAGTCCTCGGGATCGCTCGCGGCCACCGCCAGCACCTGCCGACGGGACGCCTCGAAGTGCGCGGCCACGAGCGCGGCCGTCACGTCGTCGGACGACCGCGCGTCGCCCGTGAGCGCCTGGTGGAGCGCGACGACCGGCCGGAGCGCCTGCGCCCACAGATCGGCCTCGTGCGGCTCGTAGAACGACTCCGCCCACGCGCGCAGCTTCTCCGGCGTGGCGCGCTTGTTCCTGGCCTTCTCCGTTTCCCGACGCACCAGCCGACCCACCGCCTCGACCACCACGCCACGGCTGGCCGTGGACAGACGCGTCAGCAGGGCCACGCTCGCGTCCTTGGCCTCCCGCGTCTCGGCCTCAGCCGCCCGCGCTCGCTGGTCGGCCTCCTGCGCGGCCAGCACGGCACTCGCGGCCTCCGCACTGGCGCGGCGGGCTGATTCGGTGGCGGTCACCGCCGCCGCCTCGGCCTCAGCCCTCGCGGCCTCCGCGACCGCCTGCGCGTCAACCGCTGCCGCCGCCGCCGTGGTCGCCGTCACCACCTCGCCGTTTCGTTCGGCCAGCGCCTGCCGGATCGTCTCCAACTCGGCCACCGCCGCCGCATGGGCCGCGGACACCTCGGCCAACTGCCCGCCCACGCGCTCGGCGTCGTCCTTGTGCGCCTCGGCCCGAATCGTCAGGGTGTCGATCTGGCGCCACGCGGCATCACGCTCCACCACCACGGCATCGCGCTCGGCGGTCATCTCCGCGAGCGTCTGTGCCGCCTCAGACACCGCAACCGCGTGCCTGCTCTCAGCCTCCGCCAATGCCGCCGTATGACTCTCGCGGCCATCCTCCAGGGCCTGCCGCAACTCGGCCGCCGTCGTCTCCGCCGTCGCCGCCCGCGCCTGCAACTCGCCAATCGTGAGGGCCTGCGCGGCGATCTGCTGCGTCACGGCCAGCCAATCGCGCTCGTCCTCGTCGTCGTCCGGATCGTCGCCATCGGGAGGCGCCACCACAGGCGCCGGAGCCGGGGCGACCTGCTTATCGACAATCTCGTCAAGCCGATCCGCCGGCACCATGTTGCTCGGCGACAGGTAGACATCCCCGCCCTCGACCGGGTTCATGTTCTCCCGGTCCCTGATGTCATTCACGCTCAGCCAGCCCCAATTTCGGCCGATGGCGTAGGCGTCATACCGGCTCTTGATGTCGCCCCGGAGCAACCCTTCGATCAGGAACTCGGCATACTGGATATTCCGCTCGCGCGGGCTCACCAGCTTGCGATTGATCTCCTGCTCCCACGCCGTGAACCACGGCCGCAGGGTGGACGTCACGTAATCGAGCGCTTCCTGCTCGATGTTCGCGCGGACGCTGGAATCCTTCATCTCCCGCAGCTTGTGCAGCGGCAGATTGAACCAGCGCGCGACCTCGTGAATTTGGAAGATGCGCGTTTCGAGGAATTGGGCATCGTTCGGATCCACCCCGAACCGGGTGAAGTCCATGCCCTCTTCCAAGATCAACATCCGGTGGGCCTTGTCCGGCCCCTGATGCTTGGCACTCAGCGAGTCCCGCAGGCTCTTTTCCGCCTTTTCGGAGAGCACTTTCGGATGCCGCAACGCCCCGCCGAACGTCGTGCCGTTCCCGAAGAATGTCGCGCCGAACCGTTCAGCCGCCGCCAAGAGCCCCAAGGACTCGCGCGCCTGCCGAATCGGCGAATAGCCGACGATCCCGTCAAACCCCAGGCCGGGAATGTGCAGCATGTCCGCCGGCTGGAAGAACACCTCCCCGCCGGACGGCAGCGACACGCGATAGCGAAGCCGCCGCGCCTCGTCCCGTTCCGGCGACACCCGCCACGGCGCAATCGGCCAGAGCGCCACCGGCCGCCCCGCGCCGTCCCGCTCAATCTCGCTGTAGGCATTGCCCCACGTCAGTAGATGCGCCTGCGAGACCTGCCGATAGGTCATCGCCGACATCTCGGGGTTAGGCGCCGTTCGCAGGAGTTCGTAGGTGGGATGCGCCGTGTAGCGCTCTTTACCGCCGTTTGGGAGCTTCTTATAGAACAGCAGCGGGGTGCTACCGATGTCGCCGGCAATCAGCGTCACCGCCTGCCACACAGCGGCATAATTGAGCGCCGTCGCCTCGCTGACCGACACCCCGGCCGCCGACGCCCCGCCACCCCACCCAAGCTTTCGAGCGAGCTCAGGATCCTTCAGCGACAGCGACGTTCTCAGACTCTGCGCCCATCGCGCCCACCGAGACGGCGGCGCATGGCGGATCACTTCAAGGTGCGGCATCGGCCCCACTCCTTACAAGACAAACACGAGTGCCCGAAAAGGGTGGGCACTCGCTGGCTGGACACAGATACCGCGCCAGCCCCAAGGCAAGATCACATCACCAACACGCCCCGCGACTCGTACACGGAGGGGCCTTCCATCGGATCAGGAATCCAGCGGGACAACGCCATGTCCAGCGCCACCTGCCCGTCGATCTTGTCGCCGGCCTTCTGCTTGTCCGGCCGGACATCCCCGCGCGACCCATGCCGCACGGTGTAGTTCGCGGCCATCCACGTCAAAATGTCGTGGTGGCCGTGACACAGTTTGCCCGTGGCGATCAATTCGTTCTTTCGCATGATCGCTTCGTTCAGCTGAAACCCCTGCGGCGTGTTCACCATCTCCACGCCGGCCCCGAGGAGATGCTGCGCCATCTGCTCGGCGAAACGGTTGTCATAGGCGACTTGCCGCACCTTCGACGCCTGGCAGTCCTCCAGCACTTGCGCTTCCACGAGGTCGTAATCCGTGGTGTCGCCGTCCGTCACGGTCAGCAGGCCGGCCCGCTCCCACGTGGCATACGGCCGCATCGGGTATTTCGTCTTCGCCGCCTCGGGAATCCAGAACCGGCTCTTGACCGCCACCCGGCCATCATCGAGCACGAAGATCCGCACCCACGCCGTGAAGTCGTCCGACATGCCCAAGTCCAACCCGCCGTAGACCTGCGCGCCCACCAGTTCGGACTCGGCAATCGTGGGGCAGTTACGCCACGCCGCCATGTCAATGAACCGCTCGTGCTGCTCGGTCCACTGGTTCAGGTAGAGCCGCCGGAACGTGTTCTGGTAGCTCGGGATCTCCTTCGCCCGCTTGGCGTGGATCCGCATGTCCTCGATGTCGCGGAAGTCCGCCAGCGCGGGATTCGCCTGCTTCCACACCGCCTCGTCCGTCCAGTCGGCCTCGAGCGGCGCCGAGTAGATGATCGGCAGGAACGACGGATCTTCGATCACGCCATCGAGAATCTTCTGCCCGTAGTCGTGCTGCTCCCAGCAGATCGACGTCCGGTCATACCCCGCCGTCGTAATGGCGATCATCAACGGCTCATGCCTGGCGCCCTGCGACGTCGCCAACACGTCCCACAATTCCCGATTCGGGGCCGCGTGCAACTCGTCATAGATCACCATCGACGCATTGAATCCGTGCTTGCTATACGCCTCCGCCGAGATGGCCCGGTAGAAGCTCCCCGTTTTCATGTCTACGATCCGCTTTTGCGAATCGAGGATCTTCAACCGCTTGGAGAGCGTCAGATCGTTCCGCACCATCTGCGCCGCCACGTTGAACACCAGTGACGCCTGTTCCCGGTCGGCCGCGGCCGAGTAGACCTCCGCTCCCTGCAACCCCTCCC